CACCAAGGTCTGCAGCAATTTTTCTTGTCAATTCGTGTGGATACCTTCTCAGTATCTCAGCTTTCTGCTCTGCTGTCATACCTTCTCCACTTGAATGATTAACGGCTCCCACATATCCATCTTCTTGATAGCATCTTCTTTGCTGTTTGCCTGCAGTACACGGTACATAATTCTCCACTTACCGTCTGCCTTTGCTCTGTAGGTTACTTTCCAAGTCATAGCTCCACAATGTATTTGATTTCAGACTCAGCTACACCAGTTGAATTGATGAAGCTTGTGATTGCGTGTGTGATCCCTGCAGCATTCAATGTCAATCCACCAAGCAATGGAGTTGCTTCCTTCTCCACATCTCCACGTTCAATGAAGTATGTGATGTGGTAGTTGCGTGTTGGATGTCCTGTGAAGCTCATTGATATATCTCTGTAGAACAGCTCAAATGTGTCTGAGATTTCTTTCAGCTCTGGACTGATGTAGTCACATTTTTCGTCAACATTTGTGACAGGATCATCATCACCATCCTCATCAAATTCTTCAATGTCTTCTTCATTGTAGCCATTGCCATCACAATAGGAACATTCACAATTTACCATTCTACTAGTTTCCCAGCAAGCTACTTCATATGCACCCTCACCGTTGCATTCTTTGCACTTGATTTTCATAGCGAATAAAAATAAAAGATTACACTTAGCACAGCCATCATTGCTGCGATACACTGAACGACCTCCCAGTGCTCAGGAGTTGAAGGAATAAACCTTTTCATACTGTTAATTTTTAAGAGTTAAATGTCTTATGACTCTGCAAAGTTATGTAATATTTTTACATATACAAATTTTAATGAACAAATTTTTCAAAAAAAATATCTAGACAAACAAAAAGCACCCCATCTGGAGTGCTCATTCTTACCTAACGCCTAAACTATACTATGCGAATATACTGCTTGAGGTCAAAAATACATATTTTATTTTACTTTGCCATCTACATAGCGGAGATTTCTCACCTGCACTTCACCTTCTTCATCACGCTCCACAAACATCCAGCCTAAATTCCACTTGTTGTAGGGCAGATATTCTGGTGAAAGTCCACAAAGGCACCCGGTTGAGAATGTAGTGATCACATTGCCGTGCATATCCTTCTCTGAATGCTCAGATGTTTGGTGATGGTGACCAATCACACAGTGTGCTTTTGCTTTCATAAAGAGACCACGTGCCGGATTGACTGGTGAGAAGACTGAGTTGCCGAATTCGTGGCCGTGCATTATACTCAGATCTCCAAACATAATCTTCTGACGGCTCTTGATGAGGTGAGCACCGTACTGTCCAAACCGTAGTATGTTTTCAAGCTTGAAGTCTGTTATGCCTAGTAGCTCAGGAGCTGTCACTTTAAGGTAGTTTTCCCATCTGTCTTCGTGATTGCCTAGCTTGAAGTAGATAGGGCCAGGAATAGCCTCATTTAGCGTCTCAAGCAATTGTCTTGTCATCTCAAGTTCACCTGCTAGATCTCTCAGCCGTGGATCCTTGATGAATCTTGATGCCATATACATATCAATTGTGTCACCATTGAGCAGTACAGCATCAGCTTTGTGCTTGATACCGTATGCAATGGCAGCAGATAGTGCTTCTTCATCGTGATACGGCAGGTGAATGTCTGACATTATGAGCAGTCTCCTGCATCCTTTTGGTATGTGGAAAGTCTCCAGTTCCTCATAGTCACTTGGTGGTAGTTTACTATTCCATCCCATTGCTTCAATTTTTTGTTCAACAGTTCGTACTGCTACAGGCTCAGGACAATGTTTGTCCTTTTGCTCTCCTCTGTAGTATCTTATTTTATGATATACTGAATTGTAATTGATGAATATCAATGGATGCAAAGCCATCAATGCACTGGCAGCTGTTCGGCTACCAATGTCAGGATTTTCAAGTAAAAATTCCTTGATTATTTTTACATCAATCTTCATTCACTGGATGTATGAAGCCTACCAATTCAAGTCCGTTCACTTGTTTCCAATTGTATAGCCTTGTCTTCATAGCCACTTCAATACCTTCACGGCCACCTGCTTTGTTGGTATTCCCTTCAATACATTTGAATGAAGTCTCACCTGCTTCAGCCACAATTCCAATGTGACCGGTCCATCCCTTTCTGCCATTCTTCACTGAGCGCCATACAGCCAATGCACCAGGCACAGCTGTAGTGGATCCCTTTCTGCCAGCACCTTCATACTGCAGGTATGTCTTGAATGCTGATGCACTGAAATGTGATGTGTCCTGTCCTGCTTCACGCCAAACAAGTTCAGCAAAGTAAGCACACCAAGCGTGTGTATTTACAAAGCCTACTTCACGCATCTTCTTGTCAAATTCTGGATTGATGAAGCCCATATTCCCTGGCTTCTCCTTCTGTCCAATGTACTTGCTTGCTGTTTCTACTATTCTCTCCACGTTGCCATCTTATATATCATCCAGGCTACCACTAGAAGCCATATAGCTAGCACCACTTTGGTGATCAGTGTGACTGGATGTGTTTTCACTTTTGTTTTATTCTCACGTTTGGTAATATATTTTATCACTCTGAGCGTATCTCTTTTGAGCTTGTACTCAATTCGCTCCTGGTACCTTGTCTTTGGTACATATTTGATGACATTGTGGTACACAGGAACACTATCCACCACGTGCTTGAAGACCTCAATCTCCTTCGTGATTTCATTCCAAAGTGTATCTGTCTTGTAGATGTATTGATAGGATGTATCTGTGCCAAACTTTGCACCTTTAGCCTGTGCTTTTGTTATGTGCATCTGTGCTTGTCGCACGTGGTATGCAGCTGTGCAGGATGACAATAGCAATATGATAATAAAGTACTTCAAAAGCTGTCTTTTATTTTCTTTATGCTGCCAATAAACTTCTTGAAGCGGCTGATGATTCCCTTGTCATCACCGTATCTGTCACGTATCTTCTCATCAATGGATGTCACCTCAATTCCAATCAGGAACAAACCTGCAAGCTTGGTCACTACAAATGGCACACTAAACACAGTCAGCACAGCATCATTTATCATTGCATAGTCCACCAGGAACAGCAATAAGATGGCAGACTCATAGGCAATTGTCTTGCTTAGTATGCCATTCCTCAGCCGTTTGCTTGTGAATTTACGCTTGGTTAATGCCAGTGCTACAATTGTATCTGCTAAAATAGCCAAACCTACAGCCAAGATGATGAGTGCTATAGGAGCAAAGAAGGCCATACAGGTCAAGATGGCTGTGCGAATAAATGAAGTCATACTATATTATGTATGAATGTTCTAGATTTCGTACTTCTGAAGCTCAGTGAATGCCCAGATACGGACCTCATCATCACTCCAGTCAGCAGAATAGCTGAATCCAAACAAATTGATTCCAAACTTTGCACCATCTGCAGTCAATTCTAGGTCTGCACTACACGTGTGATCTAGCACATTATCGTGCACTGCTGTCATTATGATGATAGGATCCACTATCTCTACATTGAATTGTGGAAATTTATATTTTGCCATAGTCTTTTAGCTTATTGTTGTTCCTGTTACTGTACACACTCTAGTCCAGATACCCCATAGTGCAGATGTTTTTGTTGATGCTGTGAAAGGTGCTCCTGATCCTGCAGCAGTTTCTGTAGCCACTCCACTTGCACCTGTTTGATTTGTGCTTACCCACATATATCTTCTAGTCAAATTAAATGGAGCATAGTTGTATAGATAGCTGCTAGGATAACTGAAATTCATTATGTTCATTGCTTCGTATATATTGAATAAATTCCACCCTGCCAATCCATCAATTGTGCTACCAGTGTACTGAGTCAATTGAGTTGCCCAGGCACGTGTGTTTGCATCACCAAAGTAGTATGCCAATACCGTACTACCATCATACGTACTCCAATCAAGTGCTACACCAGCTGTATATGTTTGTCCACCAGTTTTATTTGTGAAGCGGTTGGTATTGCCGAAAGGATTGTTTGAAGCCAATGTCAAAAAGCTTGTCAATCTACCACGCTGTGTAGCACCGTCATCTCCAGTTGCGTATGAAGTAGTCTGTCCGGTCTTCATTAGCTTGGCACCTACTGGCACAAAGGCAGCTGTATTCACTTTGATTGTGACATAGTGTTGATTTCCTTGATATGTCACAGATGAAGGAGTGATATCATTGCCAGCCATATTGTGAAGTCTGATATCAAGCGGCTCCTCAGCGTGCAAGATGAATGGATTGGCAGCATTCACCGTGATGTCATTATTTTGAATGATATATTCAGTCTGAACACCACTAGGAGTGCTCACAATAGCCATTGTTCCATCATTCTCGTGCTTCAATTTCACTGCTCCATCCGGTGCAATGAGTGTCTGATTGGTCACACTTGGTACCTGTGAGCTCAATACCTGCGTTCCTAGCGTGTTATTTATGCTGAATGTAACATCAGGCAGCTCAAGGTTTCCTTCTGCTGGCAGATTGACTAAATAGCTGTCATTTGTATTGTGTACTAGTGAATCATTGATAGACTGCACCAAGTCACCACCACTTTCAATGGTGCCCTCATACAGCGTGACATCTGCTTCAGTTGTTATTCTGTAGCTTGCATCCTCACACGGTGCTATGTACAGGCTGATAGTTTCATCTTGTACAGATGGATATGTGCCACTGCTCAATACGTTTGCATTCTGATCTACCACTTCAATGGTGATATCAGGCAGCTGCAATGTATCTCCAGATGCAAGTGTCTGAGTGTAGCTGTCATCACTATTCTGCACGTGTGCATCATCAATTGTCACGGTGATTTGTTCACTAATTGCAGCTGGATACATAGCATCAGATAGCAATTCTTCATTCTGATTGAATACCTGGATACGAACATCATCCAATGTGTAAGAATCTCCACTAGGTATCTCTCTGCTGAAGCTGTCATCAGAATTTGAAACCGTTGCAGGTTGACAATCTCCACTGAATGTTGGTGTGCCATTCTCAAAGTCATAGTCATCCATTGGCAGATCACACCAGTTGCCATCATCAAATACGTTCAATGACACATTCATTGACCATCCTGCAGTCATATCCTGGCTGCGTTGAATGAATGGATCTGTACTGATGGTGAAGTTGATGTCTGAGAATTCAGTCCATCTGTACTGCTGCATTGTTATCTTGATGTCATTGCAGATGCTCAGGCAGTCTGAATGTATCTCATTGATTTGTCTGTACTCTTGAAGGTTGTATTTGTCAGCAATGGTGATGATGATATTCACCTGGACAAAGCCGTCACCAAGTCCACCCGGTTGAAGTGTAGCTACCATTAAAGGATACTGAGCAGCATCACGGCTCACAGCATCCAGATAGTCACCTTGAAAGTACTCTTTTATTTGTCTGTGTGCTGTTGCTATCTCGCTGAGCTCTCGCATCAGCTGATTGAGTGTTCTGTCCATTTCTCTCTAGGTATTTTTTGAGCTTGTCAACGGCCTTCTTACTGGCCTTAAATTCTTTATTTACACTATCCATCCAGTTGGCTTATATCCTGTATTGTCTTGTTGCACTTTCTCATTGCAGTCATCTCCACAGTCTGTAGTGTACTCTGGATACTTCTGTCCATTGTCATCTTTCAAGTGTCCAATTAGACGCTCCTTATAGAAGTATGCATCCTTTCTGAGTAGATCTCTGAGTGCTGTAGTTTCAGTGTCCGTGTTTGCATTCTGATATTCATCTGTGCTACGGCCCACTGCTTTGTTGGTCAGCTTCTCATTTAATAGCACTGCAGCTCTATAGTCAACAAATGCTACCAAACAAGGCAGCACATAGTTGTTCATCAAGTTGCTGTAGTCAGTATCCCAGTCATTGTCTTCAATACGCTGCAATAGGGCTTTGTACAAGCACGTTCCTGTAGCAGGTTGAATGTGCATATCCTGTGTGCGCTTGATAGCCACACTGAGAATCTTTGTATCTGTGTTGTTGTGAATCAATCCAAGCTTCTTGAGATTGTCCACTGTGATCATCATATTCATTTGCGCTTGATTACTAGTTGCTGCACCCAGATGTGACGGCAGTACGGTGTGCTCACCTGTGTCTCAGGATTTGTGTACCATCCACCTCTGTATGTCCATACGTTTCTGTCCACTCTGTTGCTGATGTTGTTGATGTCTTCACGTGTGTAAAGTCTGTTCAAGCCAATGAGCTTGGTACAGAATTCACGGCTCTTTGTAATTACTGGTGGAACACCAGGGCGCTCCTTGTATGTGTACACTACTTCAAACTGTGCCACCGGTGCTTCTGCTTGGTCCACTATATTCTGTCCTAGGTCAGTCACTTGTCCCTGGCTAATCACTTCAAGTGCTGTCAATTTAGCAATGGACTCAGCTACCTGCTGAATAGTTGACTGTGTTGCCTTAGCAATGGCTGTTGAATCTTCTCCACGGCTAAGCATATCAATCACATTCTTGTCATAGTCAGTCATCTGAATGAGTAGCTCACCTACAGATGCAAACATCTGGTCCTGGATAGCGAATACTTCTTCACTTGGTGTGTCCCATTCAATAATATTCTCCTTGATCACGTAATACTCTGAAGCATTACGGCCATACTCACTAAAGATATCAAGCTCATCCTTGCTGAATGTGTGATTTGTACCACAGCTTGACATAGTTGATGATGGCAGACCAACAATTTTACGTGCTTGCACCTCATCAATTGAAGGAAAGGATGCCAAAACAATCTGCAATGCACTGTCTTGAGTGAGTATTCCTGCTTTCAATTGTGCTACAATCTCCACAAGTGATGCAATTTGTGCACCGTTTAGGGCAGATTTTGCCACATCTACAGGTGCATCTGTTGATGCTGGTGCAGTTGGTGATGCAGTTGGTGCTGTGATTGGTGCTACAGCCTTAGCAATTGAAGCAATTGGTGCCACATCTCTAAGCTTCAGTACTGCCATTGCACCTGATAACTTGGCCATATAGTTAATCATCCATTCAATCTGGCGCTGTCTAGCGTTCACATAGGTCATCTTGAATATCTCAAACAAGTCTGCAGACTCAGCTGCATTGAATGATCCATCCTTGATGATGCCAAACAATGACGGTGAAGTGACTGAATGTGCTACCAAGATATTCTGCTGCACTGATTTCTCAGTCATCAGATAGCGGTCACTTAGGTCATTGCCGTTTAAGCTCATCACTGTAGGTGCCGTATCTGCTGAGTCACTAAACGTGATGATGATTTCTCCTGCATCCTCAACAGATTGTGTACGGCCCTTGATTTGTTCTTTGATTTTTCTTTCTTCTTCTGATGTCTCAGGGAAACCACTTGCCAAGTTGATGAGCGTGCCAGCCTTGAAGCCGTTCTGTATCTCATACATATGAAATTTGCTGATGTCCACATCCGTTTGAATAGCTGTGATACCACCGTAGTATGCAGGCTTTGGATAGATACCCTTCTCACCTTTGGCTTTCTTAGCAGGCTCTTTGTAGTACAGAATGAATGAACCTACAGGATTGTCTTCATCAAGTGCAGGATAGGCTCTAAAATTAGTGGCCTCTGGTGTTTGCTCACGTGCATTCCAGTCATCACTGACATAGTACGTGCGCTCATCCTCACTCATTCTCACAGCATCAATATCAATAAACTCCCATCGGACCACACGTGTACCTTCTCTGTTCCAGGTACCAATGGCTGCCATAGCTCCAAAGACTTCAAAGTCAAAGGTCAGCATCTGTACTATCTCATTCATTGAGAAGTCACTGTAAGGATTTTGCATAAACAGCGTTGCATCACCTGATACCGTCTCAAGTCCAGAACCTGCAATGTAGAATGTCTTGCTTTTAATGATACCCTGGTGCCAAGCAGAACCATTAAGGAGCTCAATCAAGAAGAATGGATAGTCATTCTTGCGGCCCCAGTTCATTATTCCAGTTTTCTTGTCCTTCATCTCCACTGGCTTTTGGTATTCCTTGGAGAATGAAAGTGTGAACATCTTGTCACTCATATATTGTGTGTATTATTTCAGTGTCATATTCATTGTTTGCCGTTGGATCTTCTACCACTTTGGCAAGTCCTTCTTCACACAGCCTATGTGCTTGGATAGGATCTAGATTTGTGTCACTTTCCTGCTCATAGATACGGTATGTGTAGTCACCTGTGTAAGGGAACACCACATCCACACCATCAGTGATGACAAATTCATCATATCTGGCTATGCCTAGACTGATATTGTCCAGGATACAGGTGACTGTCTCAAAGCTTTGCTGATGGATAAACTCAAACAGCCAGTATGGTGCCGTCAAAGTCTGCAGTTCGGTCACTGTCACTATCAGTGTGTTGCTCTGTGCTCTCTGTATCTTTAGCATTGCGCTTCAATTTAGGTGATTTAGGCTCAAATAAGAATGTCAATCCTGCAGCTTCATATTCTGCTTCGTTTCCTGCAGTGATATAATACCTGCGACCATTCAATCTGATATCTGTGCCAATGTATTCTGCTTTTATTTTCATAGCATCTAATTTAAGCAAAAAAGGGAAGGGAACATTCCCCTCCCTCCATTATTTTGTGCGGTCTGAATTAAACTGCAGGTGATGCTTGAGCTAACAATGTGTTATACACTGAAAGCATTACATCTGGTACCTCGTTGTTTTCAAGTCCAGCAAGTACAATTGTGTGTCCGTTGCGGTCTGATTTAGCCACTCCAGAAGTGTACTCACCACCGTCATTCACCTGAAGACCTTCTTCAAGTCCAAGTGCTACAATAGTACCATCAGCTTTCTCTACTAATGCACACACTTCATTCTGTGCTAGCAAATGCAATTCTGCACGTAGTTCTTTTGTGTCACTTGAAAGGATCATTGTCAATGTCTGCTCATACCAAAGTGTACCGTTATCTTTGTTCACTTTGATTGGAGCTGTATAGCTTGAAAGATTGCTTTTCAATTTATACTGGAATGTTTCTCCATCTACAGCCAATGACGTGATCTGATTGTTTGTGATGCCGATTGGACTAGATGTAATTGCGCTCACTGGGAACAACAATACACTTTTGATTCCACCTTTACCGTTGGTACATGTTCTGTCATTGTACCCGGTTGTCATTTCACATGCCATCTGTTATGTTTTATTTTTGTAAAAGGAGCACCGGTGAAGATGCTCCTATTTGATTCAGTTAATTAGTCGTTTCTCCAAACACCGATTTGGTCAAGGAATGGAACCTGTACACCTGCACGGAATTTAGAACGGATGTAGATCACATCATCATCCTGAGAATACCACATTTCGTAGTTGTCAAAGTCAGATGACAAGTCAGTACCGAATACAAAGTCAGTTGCTTTACCTGTGAAGATAGCATCAGAACCATTCAATCCTGGAACCTTAACTACACGCATATCTGTACCAGGTACAATCACTTCATTCATTGTAGCAATTTGTGCTGGAGAATAGTGGAAGAAGTTCAAGTCAACCAAGTTCTTCATCAAGAAGTTGAAAGACTCACGGCCTGCGAAACATACAAATGCTGGATTCTCTGCTGCTGCTTCTGGGCTTAATGTGAAACAGTTGTAGAAAATGTCATATGCATTTGTCTCATCCATTGCAGCAATACCTGTAGGATTCAAGTTCACACATCCGTTGGCAACAGTCAAGAATTGTACGAAACCATTCATCCAAGCCAAGTTTCCTGTACCTGTAGATTTGTTTCCTTTCCAGATCAATTTGTCAAGCTCCAATGCGTGAAGGCTCAAAAGGTATGAAGTCAATTGTGCTTCAAACGGCAAAGACTGATCCTCAGCCATTGCACCTGGGCGCAAAGCTAACTGTGTCCAGAAACCTGCAAGGTCCTTCTGGCAGAAACGCTTCATATATCCCAAAGTTTCTACAGCAATGTTGCGGTCAGTGAAGATTGTATCTCCAGCTGGCTCCATTGAGCAGTCACCTGATTGGTAGATGATTGAATCATCAAGCAATTTAATTGCCTCAGATCCTTTGATACCTTCTTGGATAGTGATGTATCCTAAAGTTTTTGCCTCAGTTACTGAACGTGTGATGAGGTCTTCTCTTTGTTGATCAATGTATGGTGCCAAGTCAGCAACATCATAGTCAAACTTTGTGCTAATGAATTTTTTTAAGCTCATTGTTACTTGTTTAGATTGTTTCGTAAATGTATTTGTCTAGATGTTAGAGTGCTAGTCACTCGTGCAAACTTCTCTGTCTCAGTTACACTGTTTGATGGAGCTGATTTGAAGGTCTCGAATTCACCTTTCAATCCAGATACCTCAGTGCGGAGTGACTCATTCTCTGAAGCAATAGTCTTGATCATATCAGTCAATCCCTCGAAGATTGCACTGAATGACTCAAGCTTTGCATTCACGATGCCTTCAACATCCTCTGCTGACATAGCTTGTTCTGTTGTTGCTGCTTCATCCTCAGATGCAGCTACAGGTACGTCATTTGAAGCTGATGCTGTTGTATCAATCACTTCAGTGACAATTCCATTGGCATCAACAACAATTGAAATTCCTGCCATTTCTCCACCAAGTGCGTGCGTGCCCTCTGGAGCTGGTACCTGCTCAGT